GACGACGTCGGACCGCGACCCTGCGCAGCTCTCAATCGTGTACTGGACTTGGAACAGCAATCCCAAATATGGGCCGCCCGGATGGGGGCCCATGGCGACGTTTGGCGGGCGGCTTACGGAAAATATCGTGCAAGCCGTGGCGCACGACATAATGCGCTACGCGGTCCTGCAGCTACGCGCCGCCGGATATCCGACGATTCTGCACGTCTATGACGAGATCGTTTGCGAGATCCCGCAAGGGACCGGGTCGCTGGAAGAGTTTGAAGCGCTCATGATGCGCCGGCCGCCATGGGCGCACGATTGGCCTATTGTGGCGGCCGGCGGCTGGCGGGGCCGGCGGTATCGGAAGGGTTAGTCGAACAGCGTCGACCGGCCGTCTTCCCCCGTGACGTGCGATTGAACGTCTAGCAGTCTTCCGCGAGGGCCGACCCATGCGTACGCCCAAAGCCGGCGGCCGTTTACCGGGCGAAAGCCGACTTGAACGGCCGCGCCGTTATCGAACGTGCGGATTTTGAGATCTCCGATCACGCCGGCCCAAGACTTGCGAAGGGCGGCCCGTTGAGAACCGTTTAGCTTCGCCAGTTCTGCGTTGATGCTTTCGACGGCTTGCATGGTCTAGTCCTCCCAAACCGGATAGTCCGCCAGATTGACGGACAGCCATTCCTTGCGGTGCTCGTGCCTGCAGTCCCCGACTTGGTTCCCCTTGGCGTCGGCCGGGTACGCGGTCCAGACCCGCGCGCCCCGGTCATAGAAGCGGTCGATTTTCACGGCGGGGCCGGTCGCGTGCTCGAGATCATGGGCGATTTGTTCGGGGCTTCTGATAATCCGGAAAGTCATGTCGCTGTCTCCCTGTCTGTGAGTTATCTGTACGCTTAACTCTTGGGGGCGTCAAGCCCCCTTCAGGTCGATAACTTCGATTTTGCAGGAGGCGACGAAGGCGGCCCGCTCTGCAGCGATCGCCGCGTAATATTCCTTGTAATTCCGGTACCCGGCTTCCCGGGCCGCCTTCTCCCGAGCGCCGATGTATGCCGCGTGAAACGATCCGCTGGGCCGGCCCCAAAGAGAGCTGCGGCCAGACATGAGGGCGGCGTTCCCTTCGGCGGTCTTCTGCGCCTTGGCCCGGTCCAGCGAGTGCCCGGAAACGATTTGACCGTCGGGGCAAACCACTTGCCACGCGGCGCGGACGGGGCGGCTGCCCTTGTAAACGTCGACTTGGCCGTTGGAAAAGATCGCTTGAATGTTCATGTCGCTGTCTCCCTTGCTGACAATTATTTGTACCGATAACCCGGGGCCCCGTCAAGCGTCCACGTGCGACCATTTCAAAGATTCTTTTGCCCGGCTCACAAGGGACGGATCCCGGCCGGATTCCCGATCCTCCCGGACCCATCGCCTCAAAAGGCCGTCCTGTTGCGAGCGGGCCCAAGCAGCGTGATCTTCGCCCTTGCGGTTGCCGGCCTGCCACGAGAGCGACAGGGGCAACATGAGCTGTCCCCGGGCCGCCATAAGCCGCCAGAAGGCTTGCTTATGGGGCACGGTGCAAAACACTTGGCGGCCGTTGGTAGGGGCGAAGGACGCCCCGCATTCGGGGCATACGCGGGCGTTAGACATTGGCCGCCCTCGCGTGGTCGACGCCCGCCGCCCAAGCGACGTATTGCGAAGAAGACTTGAGCCCGTAAATCGGGGGGACGGGCCGGTCCGGATGAAGCCGGCCGTAAGTGAATGCGTCGTTAAGCACGCGACCGGCGGACTTTGGGGGGTTGGCGCGCAATTCGGCGTAAAGCCGCGCAAGCCGGGGGTCTTTGAAACGTCGTACCATGGAACGGCCCTCCCTTGGCCGATGACGTACAGTACGTCAGGGGCCGGGGGCCGTCAATGGTAATTCGTACGCCTAACGCCCTAGCGGTACACTAGGACGCTAAAATTGGCGTTCTGTGGCGCGCTGCCAATGTTGGCGTTGCCATTTTGCTGATTGACGTCAAAGCCGGCCGTCGACGGGTTGTCCCATGTGCCGACGACGTTTTGCCCGCGAACGGTGAGCTGCGGCGCAAAGTTGGCGTCTGCCGGGGCCGTGGTGAACGCGACGTAATAGGTGCCGCTCGCCGTCCGGGTCACGCTGGCGATATTGTTCGCCCCGTATATCGTGCACGCGCCGTTAGTCCCGCGCCCCTCGACCATGCAGGACGCAAAGGGCGACACGACGCCGGCCGCCGCCATAAGATCCGCAAGGGGGACGTCGGACGCGGCGGCGGTCGCCGTGGCGTTGATCGTCCCGCTCGAGACGGTTTGAGCGACGCTGACACTGTACGTGCCGGTATTGCCCGTGCCGGTAAGGAAGGCCGTAATGCGCGTGCCGGCGGTGACGCCCGTTCCGGACAGCGTTTGACCGATCGCCAGCCGGCCGGACGCGACGGCGGTCACGGTCATCGTCTGCGAGGCGATCGACGCCGTTACCACGGATGCCGTGCCAATATTGGCCTTGGCCGTGAGCGTCGGCATTTGAGCGAGCTGCGTATTTGCGACGCTGTCCGGGGCGACCAGCGCTTGCCAGCCCGTTCCCCCGCTGTCCGGGTTGGTCGTATTGTCGTCGACCAGATTAACCCAATAGTAGCCGGCCGTGGTGCTGCGCAGAATGCAGCCGGCCGGGTAGCCGCCGATATCGGTTGAAAACGTCCCGTCGTACAGGGCCGTTCCGCCGGCCGCCTGCCAACGATTCCAAGCCGTGACTTGGTTTAGGATCCCGTTAAAATCTTGGCCGGCCGGAGGCACGCCGCCGCCGGACAGGGGCGTAAAGCAAACGGGCGGGAAACCTTCCTCAAGATTGGCTTCCCCGGATCCGGCCGGGGCGGTCGGAATGGCGCGCGTAAAGCCGCCGCCCGCGCTGTCCGCAAACGGAATCGGGAATTTGGTCGGAATGTCGGCGGCGTCCATGGGGGGCCCCTAGATTACGTTGATTGTGGCGACAATGCCCGAAGGCGTCGACAGGACGTTAGACTGCGCAAGAATCGCCAGCTCAACGGCCGTAAGCGGGAATTCAAACGTGTACGTCATGGTCATGTCGAGACCGTCGGTTACATAGCAGTTTCCCCGGCCCGGGAAGAGCAGGCGCAAGATTCGGTTTGCGGAGGGTATCGACCCGTCGCAAATGTTGCTCAACGCCTTGGCGTAAATCAGCGTGCGGTAATCCGCGTCGGGCAACGGGTAGTTGGCCGTCGACGTCCCGCCGTCAAAAAACACGCCTTCGCCAAACGGGACGGCGCTAAGGGGATTCGACTCCTCGAAGCCTAGCGTTACTTCGCCAGAAGCCACAAGCACCACGCGCCCGACGTCGACGATCCGCCCCCAAACGTCTAGCCCGTACCCTTCGGCCGTCGCGACGTCCCATACCAGCTCGTAAAACGCGTCAATGTCCGCGTCCGGGACGATCCAGTTAGAGAAATCCCGTAGCAGCCGGATAATCGTCGGGCTGGCGGAATACTGGCTTACAAGCGTATTGAGCGGGGCGTAGGCCATTAGACGAGCGTCAACGTAACGTCGGTCGGATCAAGCGACGGCATGGCGTCGATATCCACTGTCACGGTGTCGCCCGTCGGGCTCGCGCTCGTGCCGATACTGATGGATATGACATTCGTCGCCCATGCCCCCAACGTGACCACGGGGGCGAGGAATCGGGACGCGTACAGGGTCCGGCCGATCCCGGCCCGCGTGCCCCCGTCGCCTCCCGTAAAGGCGTTGGCGATCGCGTCGCGAATCTGCGCTTGGGCGTCGGCCGGAACAGAAAGCGAGTCGGTTATCTCAACGTCGATAAAAATCGGGAGATCCGTCGGAGTCACAACGTACACGTCGTACGACGGGTAGGGCGGCGTGTATTCCGGGTCTTGATCTTCGACGACGTAAGCCGTGGCGGTCGCGGTATACATGGGTTGGCCGGGCCACTTTTTACCCCATACCGCTTCCGCAACGGCCTGCCCGGAGCCGCCCGCCGCCGCGACGTACAGGGCATAGGCGGGGATAGTCACGCCGCCAGTTGCGACAGGCGCGGCGGTGCTGTTGTCTGTGACGTACGCGTCCAGCACGCCGGAGACGGACAGGACGGCGGCCCGTACGGACGGAAGCGACCCGACGGCGTTAAGCGCTACGGACGCCCGTCGGCGCGCTTCGAAATCGGTTGCGCTCTCAACGTCGCGGCCGATCGTCCCCGGGTCCGGGTTGGTTATCGAGTCCCATCCCGGGACGGCGCGATAAATATTCGTGAGCGTGGCGGCCGGGCAGGCGATCGGTCCGGTGCTCTGGCAAGCAAAAACCACGCTTACAGTCCCGCCGGAACCAATCTTGGCCTTGGACGTGCTGGCGTACAGATCGCCCGCTGTTGAGCTCGCCAGCGACCCGGACGGTATGACGACGCCCGGACTCCCGGTGCAGGTCGCGACGACGGACGTAGCCACGGCCGGGTTGCGCTCGAGAAAATAGATCCGGCCGATCGCGTCTTGCATTCTGCCCGTCGCTAGGGCCGGGTCGACGCCGTTGAGCACTTGCAGCACAAGCGCGTTTTTCTCGCCGATCGCCGCCGTGAAAGCCGTTGCGAGCTGCCCTTGCGGCGTCGACAGGGACGGGTTGAGATTGCCCCCGAATGCGGCGTTAAGATCCGCCTGTACGCCCGCCAGAATCTCCGGCTCGCTAGGCGCGACGAAGCCCCGGGCTCCGAAGGTCGGCGACGGTACGCTTGTGGCCATTACGAGCCCCCTATGGACGTTGAGCCGCCCGCAAATGCGACTGTTAGCACGGTCCCGGCGGTGTCCGTAACCCGCACTTGGCCGGTAAGCTGGCGGCCTGCAATCGACGCGAGCGTGCAGGTCGCGGCGACCACGCCGGGGACGGTAAGGGCGGCCCGCGTAAACTGTTCCTTGATCCGCGAGACCGGCGGTGCGTGGCCTAGAATTTGGTCAAAATACGGGACGCCAAGGGCCGTGTCGTACCACGCTTCCCCAAGGAACAAGCGGATAGCCGACGCGACGTCTTGCGCCATAGCGTACGGGTCGGAAGCCATGGCGATATTGCCCGCCGCGTCTAGGCAGAGATCCCAAGTCGATTGATCTAGCAGAAGGCTGTTCATGGGATGCTGCCCCCCGTGTTGCCGCCGCCGACCGTAACGCCGGTGTGCTTGTGCGTGGTGAGGCTGCGGCCGTCGCCAGTGACGACGCCGGTAAAGGTCGCGGTGCTATCCCCCGTAAGCGCGCCGGTCACATGGACCGCGCCTTCTAGCTGGATATCCGGGCTCGTAATGGTCACGGTGGGGGCCTCAACGGTGACAGCGCCCCCCGACTGTATCGCAACGTCGCCCGGCGTGACAATCTGGATCCCGTCGGCGTAAAACCGCACATATTGCGTCGGAACGCCGTTTAGAAACCCGCCGATATACAGGCCGTCGGACAGGCTGAATTGCCGGAAGCTGCCCGGGTTAGCCGCCGCCTTGGTCGCCTTGACTGCGCTTATGTCGCGGGAGGCGAAGACGGCTAGCCCTATGTCGTCAACCTTTGGATCCAGAATCACGGCGTCCGTCCCGCCCTGCAGGCGCATATATGGGAGCCCGTAGATAGGCGCGTGCGGCGTGGCATTGCCCGCCCCGTCAATTTGCGCCACGAGCGGGAGCACGTCGACCGTGCCGACGGCCGACACGCCGCCCGCGTTAGAGACCGCAAGCACCTTGACCACGGTCGCCGTCGCCATTTGCCCCATGACCATGCGCACGACAAAGTCCAGCGCGTTAGCGGTATCCGTCGCGCTCGAGAGCTGTTGCGCGCCTTTGTAGTTGTCGCTAGCTGGCAAGGGCGATTCTCCCAAGGACGGTGCATTGCGCACGCGTAAACCACGCGCCGCCCGGAGCTAGGCTTTCCAGATCATGAGAGACCGCAAACACGGTCCATTGCCCGGCGGCCGGCGTGAGCACGCTCTCAACCTGAATCGCGCGGCCAAAGATCACGGCGGGGTTAAACAGAGACGTGACCAAAATTCCGTTTTCCGTATGCGTCGGGAAGCCGACTAGGCCCGTGGCGGCGTTTATGAGAGGGATTTGCCCGCCGCGCACGCCGTCCCGGGGCCATATCGCAACGGCGTTTATGACGTCGTCGACGAAGAAGTTAAAACCGCCGTCCCGCGCCACGCTCTCGAGCTGTTGCCGGCCCGTCCCCGGGTAGTTGGGACTCGTGAGCACAACGCCTTCGACGCCGCCATTTTCGAACCCGTACCCCATTTGCTGCGCAAGGCCGGCGACAATCGTCGCGGCGTCGACGCTACCTTGAAAGCTTGTCGCCGGAAGGGGGCGCAGCGCGTCCAGAAGGCCGCCGAAAGCTTCGACCAGCAAGGCGACTTCGGGCGCGTTTGTGCCGTCCACCCATGCTTCTGTGATCGTACCGGAAAAAACCACGCTTTTCCCGTTGGCGTCGCCCGCCGTGAGCGTGACTGTATTGTTCCGGCCGTCGACCAGCGGCTTCCCGAGCGTTGAGAGCTGGTTCATGGTCGACAGGGTCAAGCCGTAGATCTTGATTGACGCCCGGGAGAGGGACACGCCGCCGTTTTTCTGGATACTGGCGGCGACGCGAAGCCCCGTGATTTCGACAGTATCGACGCCGTCTTGCCCAAAGTTGCCTTTGCCAAGCTGGAATTTAACGTCGATCTCGCGGCGTAGAAACGTCATAGGTATACCAATTGCCAGCGCGACCCGAGGCCGTCGTAGGTCGGATCTTGGTCGCCTTGAGTGTCCAGCCACGACAAGTCGCCGATAAAGCCTAGATAGGCGTCGATCACCACGCGCACGCGGTTACGGGCCGCCACGCCGCCAATAACAAGCGCGTCGTTGACGTAAAGGTTCACGTATAGCCCGTCGCCCCGGGTGACGACGTCAATCTTGCAGGGTTGGCCCCCTAGCGAAATCGCCAGCGTTTGCGACGGGACGGCCTGCAGCGGGACGGTGAGCATTAGGCGACCCCCGGGGATGGAACGAACGCGGCCGGGTCCGGCGCGCTGGCGGGGGCCGGCCCGGGCTGGACGGGCCCGCTGTTAGCCGTAGCGGCGGCGCTAGGGGCCTTTGAGCTCGTAAACGTGGTTACGGCCGTATTGCGCACTTGACGGGCCACAACGTCGACTGTGAGCATTTGCGCGCCCTTTTCGGCGGTGCGCCTCATTTCGCGTCGGACTAGGCTGATATCGAGGTATGTCGCTTCAGGCGTGACCGCGTCGTACAGATCCAGCGACTTAAGCGCATTGTCGACTGTTACGAGGAACGCGGTTCGCTCCGCAAGCGTGCCGGATTTTTTGAAGGTAAAGCGGATCTCTTGGGGAACCTCAACCTTGTTATAAGATTCAAAAGCCCCGTCCTCGAGCGGGTAGTCTATGACCCGGTATTCCTTTTGCTCTTCGAAGGCTTCGACACTGTCCGCGACTACGACAGGCGCGTTGAGGGCCGCCTTGAAGATCCCCCACCTAAACGGTTCGGCCTGCGCAGCCACGGCCGCCCCGTCGGACGCGCCAAGCGTCCCGGTCACTTGGCTTAGAAGCGTGTTAATCGTCCCGCTGATTTGACCGGCCGCGCCGATGATCCCCGCAAACGTCCCGATCGCTTGGCCCGCGATGCCCCCGGACAGAATGGCCGTCAGATTCCCGGACCCGTCCAGAATGCCCCGGAGCGTCCCGAGCACGGGGCCGGCCTGCCCGTTAGACAGGAGCAGCACGCCCTGCAGGGCCCCCGTAAATTGCCCGCTGGCGGCGTCCCGGACGCCCTGCAGCGTGCCAGACAGCACGTTAGCCGCGCCGACTGCGGAGCGCAGCAAAGGGGGCACGCCGGGGACGTTCGGGACGTTGGGGAAGGGCGGGACGCTGACGGGCGTTTGCGGCATTAGACCAGCCCCAAATTGGCTTGCGGGACGACTACCGCCAGCTCGCGAGATATGCCCGTTGCGATGCCCCGGGCGTCCGTGGCGGCCGTGTGGACGTGCAGGGCCCCGATGGTCACGCTTGCGCCGCCGACGTTGCTAACGGGCCGGTACCGCTGCAGGGCCGCTTGACCGCGCTGTATGTCCCCCGTCGTTTCCGCGCCTTGCGCGGGACGCATGAATTTGCGGATATAGGCGTCCAGTACTGCCCGCTCGCCTCGAGCGCTCCGGACTGCCGCGCCGCCTTGGTCGCCGCCCCGGAGCTCATAGTCCATAAATTCAAGTTGCTGGAGAAGCGTCGGGTCCGACCCGTACTTCTCAAAAAGCTTGCGCTGCCGTGACCCTAGCCATTGCCCGACGCCGTACGCGCCGCTTGTCGGGTTTACCGCTTTTGGGTCGCCTTTGGATTCCGCATAAATGCCCGCCGCGATGCCCCGGGCGACGTCCTGCGAATAGCCGCGATCGGTGAAAAACTTGACGATATGCCCAAAGCGTTCCGCGCCGCCGGGCCCTTGGGGGCTCGCGCCGGCCGGACCGGGGGCTTGCGGCGTGCCTCCTGTTGTCTCCGGGTCCAGTCCGCGCGCCGCTCGCCAGAATTTGACCGCTGCCCGCGTGCCGTTGGTCCACGCCGACTCTAGCGATTTGACGACGTCGACGACGGTATTCTTAACGGACTTCCAAGCGCCGCTGAAATCTCCGGACAGGAGCCGGGCGATCGCCTGAATCGAGCCGAACAAAACGTCAAAGACGGGCTTCGCCACGGCAAAGAGCGCGAGCGTGGCGTCTTTGGCCGCCGACATGAACGCCCGGAAGGATTGGTCTTGTGCGATTGCCTGCAGCGCCTTGCCGATGGCTGTAGCGGCCGGAACGACGTCTTTCATGATCACGCGGGCAAAACCGGCCGCCATGGTGATCAGATCGGCTTGCGCGCGCTGCAGCTCTTCGGCGTCGGCGGCGGCCTGTTTCGTAGTCACGCCTAGCCGGTATTGGGCGTTAAGGAGCTCTTCGGTCGCGGCCCGGCCCTTTACGAGCGTCGAGACCATGGCCGGGCTAAAGCCCATTTGCCGGCCGATCGCGGCGGCTTGCGTCGGGTCCATGCCCGCGAATTTGTCGGCGATCTGCAAGAGCGCTTCGCCCGGGTCGTCGAGATCCTTAAGCGAGAGCCCTAACAGGTTGAAGAACGGGATAAGCTGCGATTGGCCGGTTAGCCGAATATCCTCAAAGCTATTGCGCAGCAGGGACAGATCCGACGCGGCTTGTTCGGCCGTGCCGCCCGCGCCCCGGAGCACGCCGCCCCAAGCGCTAATCTCTTCGGTCGACTCGCCAATCTGGCGGGACAGGCGGCCAATAGACGCGTCCCCGCTGATGATGTTTTTGACGAAGCCGGTAACGGACCCGAGGCCGAGGAACGCCGCCCCATAGGCGAGCGTCGCTTTTGTGAGCTGCGAAAAGCTCTCGCGCTGGCGCTTTTGGCTCTCTTCGATCGCCTGCCCGCGCTTTTGCGCGCCGTCCCGGACCTTGCGTTCGGTAGCGTCCAGCCGCGAGGCTTCTTTTTCAAAATTGCCCCCGTCAAGCCGAAGCGTGACTATCAGGCTGTCAATTATCGTCGGCATTTGAGACCCGCGCGTTGTACCCGTCGACGCGAATAATCTCTAACAGATCGTACGCGTCTTGAAGCCCGTAAATCGTCTGCAGCTCGTGCAGCGTCGCGAGGCGGCTCGAAACAACGACGGCGATAAGCCCCGGTACGTTTACGTAAGGGGCGAAGCGTCCGACCCGGTCGCCGCCGTCCTCGAGCTCAAGAGGGCTGCGACCGTGGAAAAATCCACGTGTAACTTGAGCACTTCGCCACGAAGCCAAAGCCGCGTACCGACTTCTTCGGTGTCGTCGTCGACCAGCCCGCGCCGCACGAGCGGGTTACGGGCGTCCGGGACGTGCTGGACGCAGCTCGTAAACATCTCGTCCATAAGCGGCTTTGCGTCGGCGTGGGTCATGCCGCCAAAGGCCCGGAGACCTAGCGACGCGATACCCGCGAATCCGGACGCCTCAACGTCTTCCGGAATTTCAACGCCGGATCTCGCCAGTGCGAGGAACGCCCGGAGCGCCCAATCTTCGGCCTGCGCTGCGCTCATTTCCGTGAGCTCAAATGTCTTGCCTTGATCGCGACCCGGGGCGGTGACGGTCACGGTGGCGGTACGGCGGGCCACTAGAAAGGAGCCGGTTGGACGGCCTGCCAAGTGATGACAAAGGCCCGGGGCTGCAGCACCTTCTTGACGCCGGCGAGGGGCTTGTAGGACGACAGAATGCCCCGCGTGAGCGTGTACTTTTTGGACAGCGACGGAATCGCAATCGACCCGTTGGCGATATAGAGCTCGCGAACGACGTCTTGCGCCGACGTCCAATTGTCGAAAAAGTCGTTGCTGAGGCTGTCCGCCTGCAGCGTGACGGTCATCTTGCGTTCCTTGGGGATGAAGCCCCCGGACAGCAAGCCGTCGACGCCCATCATGGTTTCCGCGCCTTCGACCGCGTCGACGTCGAACGCGTCGTCAGTCGAAAATCCTTGGATCCGCTGCGGCGTGACGTAAAGGCCCGTCACGGATAGCAGCAGGATGGCGTTTGCCGCCGTTAGGGTACGTCGGGCCATTATTGCACCTGCAGGCTAGCGAGAGTGATTTTCTGGACGCTCTGCCCGTCCGCGTACCAGAGGGTACAGGGCGGCGACTCACGGGCGGCGCGGACGATCGGGCTGGCGTCTTGAACCAAGAAGTACCAGCCACGAGCCGACACGATCGGCGCGGCGTCAAAGCCTGCCACGTTGTTGATCGTCGCGGCCTGTTGCGCGGACAGGGTCACGCCGGGGCGGATCGCGCCGAAATTCAGGGCCGCGTTAATCGGGTCCAACGCCGCCGCTTCGATCAGCGCGTATCCTTCGGCGTTGTACGGAATCGACGGCGTCCCGGTAAGCAGCGTCATAAGAGCGAGCTGCAGGCTGTTGTTGAGCCAAATCTGGTTCACATAGCTGTCCAGCCACGCAAACGATCCCGAGACCGACCCGGGGTACACGAAAACGAATTCGTCGTTTGCGGTCGCGTACGCGCCGTAGAAGTTATACCCGTTGGCAATAAGTTGGTCCGCTACGGTCGAATTTGTCACGCTGGCGGTGATGCCCGCTTGCGAGCGGAAGGCGATGGTCGCGCGGGCGTTGGCCCGGGCGAAGTCCAGCGACGCAACGAAGCCCATGACCAGCGCGCCTAGATATTGGTCGGTCGGGCTGTAGATTGGCGCGGTGCCACTGTACCCGGCGGCGGCAATCTGGCGCCCGGCGCAAAGCGCGCTGTCCGTGATCGCGAGAGCGTCGGTGTCCCAAAGGATATAGGCGTATCGGTCGTCTTGCGCGTTGGTCCAGCTTGCAAACAGAATCTTGTCGGCAAGGGATGGCTCAAAGCTCGTGGTGAACGTGGCGAAGTTTTGAGTCGCCGCGATAAGAGCGTCCATGTTGGTCGACGGGACGCCTTCGGCCGCGCCTTGCGACAGGGTCGCGCCGGTCGCGGCCGTGAGCTTCAGCGAGACCGCCAGAGCGCCCGAAGCATAGGTGATCGTGCCGGTAGCGCCCGGGGTGCCCCCGGTGATGACAAAAGCGCTCGAGACACTGTCATAGGCCACGGTCGCCGGGCCGGCGCTAACGGTAGTCGACGACGCGGTTTGCGACGGGCTGACGACATACGTCCCGGTCCCGCCCGTGCCGGACAGGAGGGCCGTGACGACGGTTCCGGCGGTGACGCCCGTTCCGCTGATAACTTGCCCGACGGCAAGCGCGCCACTGGCGACGGCCGAGACGGTCATAGTGCCGTAAGAGCCGGTAATGGTCCCGGATCCGACCGATTGAGACAGGCTGACTTGATAGGTGCCGACGCCGTTCGCCGTGCCGGAAAGTTGCTTCTGGACTTGAGTCCCGGCGGTGACGCCGGTTCCGGCGAGGATTGCGCCATTCTGCACGCTCCCGCCGCCGACGGCGGTCACGGTGAGAATCCGGCCTTCAATCGACGCCGTGACTGACAGAGTCGTTGTCGTGGCGATCGCGGCCGTGGTCACGGCGTCGTAAGCCCCAAGGGCGGTCTGGATCGCGGTCGCGGCGGCGGAGAAGGACGCCACGGCGGAAAGGTCAATCGTGCCGGACGTCTTGACCACGCCGTTAAGCGTAATGGCGATCGTGCCGGTCGAAAGCGCGTTAAGCTGCGCAACGGTCATGGACGCCAGCGAGCCGCCTCGCACGAACGCCGCAACGCCTCGAGTGTTCGTCGGGTATTGCGCGATCAAGAGCGCAGCCGGTTTGACGGTGCTGTTATCGTACCCGGAGAAGTAAACGGTCGCTTGCGCGGCTTCGGCGCTGGATCCACCGAAATACGTCGCGACGGCGGCGGCGGTCGAAAAGGACAGCACGGACCCGATCGGGGGCCGCAAGCTGTCCGTGAGAAGCAGGCCAGAAAGGTCCAGCGCAGACCCGCCGGCCGAAATGACCCCCGGGTTGACGTTGACAATCGCGGACGCGGGAATGCCGGGCATTGAGGGTTATCCTGAATCAGCCATGACGACTTGAGCGGAAAGGGTATCGGCAAATTGCGCGGGTGTCGATAGGTCGGGCTTCGCTTCGAAGTGCGCATCTATCACGTAGCGCCATTCGGTCTGTTGTGTCTCGCCAACAAACGGCATGGACTGCGGGTCGCCGCAATAGAGCGGCGAGAGCACGGCCGGATCTTGCGCCGCCAGCGTATCGAATGCCCATGAGCTATGCAGGGCCCCAACGATCACGGCGGCGTTGTCGGCGGATAGGGGGCCGTGAACGTCTATCTGTATCGTGACGTCGAACGACGTTTCGACGGTAAGGCCCGTCGGATCCGTGCCGGTCCAGCTCTCGACAGGCGTCGACAGGCGGACGCGGGTCCGGGCGGTGAGAATGACGAAGTTAGGCCCGATCGGCTCCGGAACGCGGTTAACTTCCCCCCGGAACACTTCGACGCCGGACGGAACGATTGCGAGCAAGAGCGCGCGAACCGCCGTGAAAATCTGGACGTCGGTAACGGTCGGAGTCATCAGTACGGGGCTTCTAGCTGCAACGTCAGGGCCACTTTGCACCAGCCGGCCCATTGTTCAAGGACCGTCGCCACAAGATAGGTCTCGCGGCTTTCCGTCAACGTGACCATGTCGCCCCCCGTGCGTCGAACCCGGCTCACGGCGTTTAGGTCGCCGTTGACGTAAGCGACGTTGGTCACGCCCTGCACGTTGAGCCCGTCAAGCTGGCGAAGATCTTTTGACGTCGCTTCCTGCACGTCAATCGTGACTGGATATTGCGCGAGCCAACGGGGCGTACGGACGCCGTCAGGGCTCGTATTGTACTGCCCGTTGCCCACCCATAGGGTCGCCTCGCTAGGGGCGTTGACGGCGCGCGCTAGGCCGGCGGCGAGGGCGTTGAGATTCATTCGCCAACCTCATAGTCGACGCTATTGAGCAGATTCGAAGTATGGACAAGCGGCTTGCCGGCCGGCGCGCTTTCGCCGTTCGCTACGTCCCGGCGCGCGTCCAGCACGTCTTGAAAGCTCTGCCCGCCCATGGGGAACCGATACTTGAGGAGATTGGTCACGGGGCTGTTAGGCGCGTAATTGCCTTCGACGATCGCCGCCTGCAGTTGCCCCTTGATCCCTTCGCCCATGAGCTCGAGAGCCGCCGCCCCGTCGCCGCCGTTGGCCTGCAGGATCCTACCGACGGCTTCGGGCCACGCGGGCGACTTTTCCGCGACCATGTTGCTAAAGAAGGGCCGGGGCGGGATGCCCCGGGACGGCGCGCCGAAATTCTGAATCGCGGCGATGGTCGGGACGCTTGTCCCGTCCGG